CACCAGCGTCATTGATGGTGTAAAGCTTGATCGTTCCTCTGGCTCCATAGACTAGAGCGAGTCCTTTTGATACTGCCATGTTAGTTTGTGGTTATGTGGTTATAGCGTTTGCTGCTGCAAAAATTGTCATTGAACGCGAGAAAGTTCTAGCTCTTTCGCTAGTGTCATTCACTCCAAAGTCTGTTGGGGTCGCAAAGAATGCGGTGAATCCACCAGACGGATCGGAATCTCCAACGTTCAATTCTGAAATGTTGTCGTCAACGAATAGTGGTTGCAGGATGTCTTCAAACGCTGCAACGGTCGCAAGAACGTTGTACTCGGGATTATCGTCAGCGGAAAGCTGAAGCGTAGCGGTTACATCCACTTCACAAGTCCGGTCAATCGGATGAACCGGAACCGCAGTCGATGAGCGCACAACAATGCGCGGAAAGTCCGGCATCTGGTCTTCCAAATCTGGATCTGCGAACGCTCCATGACCGTAGCTTGTGAGACAAGCAGGAGTCCCAAGCGGAGACGCAGACCAGTCTTGAGCAGCAAGCCAATCGACAAGAGCGCGTTCAGTTCTGAGAGCGACGGCATTCATTGGACAGTGACTCCATATTTCTCAAGAGGCACAGCGGCTTCCTGAAGCTTTGCGCGGATATGGTCTTCAAGCTCTCTTGCTTCGTCGTTGTAAGCTTGTTGCATTGCTTTCGCGTAGATCGCGTTTACACGGCCAGTCTGGTTATCTGCAACGCCAATATTTAATCGAACATGAGTGTATGGATTGAATCCAGCTTTTGCCCAATAAGCATAAGCGGAAGACCCGCGATGCATTGAAACGTTTTCCTGCGGCAATCCATACTCATTTGCCAGATTAATCAAAGCTTGATTTCCAGCCACAGCACGAACACCAGCAGAACCTTTTGCAAATCGTCTTGTTCCACCAAATTGTTGAAACGACGGAGACAGCTTCTTGATCGCTTTTGTCACCGCAGATTTGAGGTAACCAACTGAACCAGCAGCGCGACGACGAAGCTTGCCAGCAGCTTTACGCATCGTAGGACCATACAATCCCTCTTTTCCTTCTTTTGCGTTTCTTGCTTGAGCAATCAAGTGTACCACTCGCAAAGCTCTGTTTCTTCCAAGATATTTGCCGCTTTTTCTGCTCTTTTTGCGGAGCTTTAGAACATACCTGTCCAAATAATCCAATACTTTGTTTCTTGCTGATTGGGGGGACTTTGGCGGAAGCAAGCAATACATCCGCAACATCATGTAGAACGTGCGAGCATTGATAACTTCTGGCAATGCGCGGCTGGTAAGCCGAAGATATTGCTTCCAAGCTTCAGAAAACCGGCTGACATCAACAACAATAAGTGGAGTCATTTGGTCTTAGCTCCAAGCTCAAGAGCGTAATAAGCACCGGAGCCATCACGCTTTGCCGACATGATCCGCATTTGCTTTCCATCGTATGTCACCAGACGACCCACGACCGGAATCATTTTGCCAAAAGTCAGAAGCAAACGGTCAGTGTTTTCTTGGAGGAGCAGACTTCCGCTCTCCTGCAAAAGTCGGTCAGCAGTAAAACCAACGTCACAAGACCAGACCGAAGCGTCAACGGTTACAAGAGTCGAGTCAGCCAACCTCCAGTCAGAGAACTTAACCAAGATCCGCGCTTGGACGTTATCTTGGAAACCACCGGCAATAACCGAGTTAGCGTCAGTGATCGCAGCGGGAAGACAACGCACCAGCACTCCCTGCCAGAGAAAAGATGGATTTCCCATCGCGCTCTGTAGCACAGACATCCCCAACTGGAGACTGGTTGCGATTAGGTTCACGCTGTGAAGTAGACACCGGAGATGAGAATTCGTGAAGTGGCTTGAAGATGACCGGCCAAGCTGGAGATGTCGCCATTTTCATAATGGCTCAACTCGCAGTAAGAAGTGCCTCCGACAATCTTACCAATGACAGAAGTCTTCGCTTGATTCGTCGCATTGTCCAACCAGATGGACACAGCAGCGTCGTATGTCGCAGCATCAGGAAGACCCAACCGCAGGTTTCCGGTCGCAGAACCGCTCACTGAGTTGATGGTCAAATCAACGGTAAAAGTGGAGACAAAGCCAATCGAAGTGTGGCGAGCGGTGTTTACCGTAAAAGCAAACGTGCGACCACCACCGGAATCTGTGAGAGCTGGAGTCCACGCTGTTGGAGAAACCAACGGGAGCGCACTATACAACTCCGTAAAGTTGTCATTAGCTTTGATCCACGACCCACGGAGCGTGTCTCCGTTATTGTCGTTTGCGGTTGATCCAACGTTGATGACTTGTTGAGACATAATCAGTCTTTCGGCAATGCGTACCAACCCTCTGACAGCGTTATACGACTCGTAGAGCGCACAGAAACACCGTCCGCTCCTTTGACCCAAACCTTAGCTTTGACGGTCTCAGCGAGCCTTACCGGCTCACCGTTGGGGACGTAAACGACGCGAGTCCCACAGCCACAGCTACTTACCAGCGCGATCAATGCGATCCAGAAGCTTTTGCTTAAGCTCTTTGTCTGGTTTTGCATCTTCGGCGGTTGGTAGTGTTTTAGCCAGACCAGTCAGCCACTTTAGCAAAGCGGTGATGATCTGCTCGACGATGTTCACTCGGACTTCTTTTTGTCCGCATCCTTTGCAGCAATAAGACCAAAGCCAACGGTCACAGCGGCAATGGTCGCGGCAAGATCAATGTTGGTGGACGGGTCGCCGTCGAACAGAGCCTTCAACGCTCCACCCACGGCAACCATGATTGCGCCAACTCCAGCGAGAGTAGTTTTCCAGTTCATTTCTTTAGAGCTTTCCAGAGTCCAATTGCAGCAGCGATAAAAGCCAACACAGCGGCTCCGAGTTGGAACCACTGTGTCAGTTGCGGGATGAATGAAACCGCACCAGCAGCGGCAGCAGTTGCTAGAGATACTCCAACCCCACTGTTGCTGTTGGTATCGGTTTGCATTACTCGGATTTAGGTTGAGCAGCGTTGACGATTAGGTCAACAAGCGGCAGAGCAACTTTTGCGTTCTGAATGCCACCAGCTTTGACCGCAATGTCGATGAGTTGCAGCAAACCGTTGGCTTGTTCTTGAGTCAGCTTGACGATGATTTCCATATTAGGCGACCGGAGCTTCAACGACAGCAGCCTCCTCCGCAACCAAAACCGGCTCCACCTGCGGCACGATCATCACCACCGGCAACCACGGCAGCGGAGGAGCAATCACCGGCGGGTTGATCTGGTTCTCGATTTGGAGCGAGACATTCGACTCAATCGCCGCTTGATCGACTCCGTTGGCGAAGCACCAATCCAGCACCTGTTCCTGTGTCAGGTCCTCGTATTTGGTGAATCCGGAACCACTCGGCGGGGCGAATGAGCAGGAGCCGTAGCAAGTGCCGCTGTACTGATCCTGCGAGCCATTGCAACGCCAGTCGGCGGTAATCACGACATCGGTGAGAGAGCCTTCGACTTTGCGGACGAGAAGGCGTTCGATGATCCAAGAGATGGCAATCATGGTCGTTTAAATTAAGCGGCTGCGATGGTGGTGACAGTGCCAGAGCTTCCACGGTACTTCAGCGCACCGGCTTCGACGTAGAGTTGGCCCATGCCAGCGGGAGAACTTGCAGGAGCGGTTCCATTGGCAATTGCAATAACAGCGGCTGCTGATGTTCCGAATGAAGTCACATTTCCGACGCCAACATTCCCGCCGCCTTCGCAAATGGTAACATTGTTTCCAGCTCTATTGATTGCGAGAGGCTTATTGTAAGACTGAACATCAACACGAGTGGTATCGCTGTTGACGCTGAAAACTCCAGAACCAGCGGCGGAACCAGCAACCTGCAAACGGCCAGCAACCCCCGTCGTCCCCACCAGCAAATTCCCAGTCGCATCGAGGGTCATTGCTTGGGTGAAGGTGATGGCGTTGCCAGCGGTGCCACTCGGAGCATTGAAAAACTGATGCGCTCCACCAGTTTGTGTGTAGTAACTGGCTGCAAGCGTGTTTTTATACAGCCAGCCACTATTGAACGTAGCATTTTGAGGAATGTACAACGCTCCGTTGCTATTGGTTCCAAACGAACCACCTAGCGTTTCGATCATCTTGAATGTGCCACTCCAAGTTGAAGGAGTAACCCCCACGCCGACGTTGCCGGAGGAGTCGATCAACAATCGGCTTGTGCCAAGAGTGAATAACGCCAGCGAATTGGCAGTGTTGTCGTAAACTACCTGACCGGCAGACGGGGTCGTAGTGCCTCCCAAAAGCAATCCAACAAGCGAGGTATTGTCACCACTGCCTATGTTCGCGTAAGTCGCACCAGAACCGATAATTGACAGCTTGCGAGTTGCACTCGCTGCACCAATCGCCAACCCCGTAGAGTTGAGGGTCATGGCGGTTCCAGCGACTCCGCCGACGTTCGACCAAGTGCAAATGCCGCCTGATGAAATGCGGAACTTTTCGGTCATTGCTGAATCTGCGGTTGCTGTTCGCGTGGCAATTTCAAAATCTGAAGTGCCGTTTCCTAGGCCATTTATCAAAAGGGATTTTAGTCCAATTTGTCCCAAAAATCCGTTTGCAACATTAGCACCGAGTAAAAGCATTCCACCACTGTTTGTTGCAAATCCAGTATCAATCAACGCCAAAGCAGATCCGTCAGCCGTTGAAATAGGAGAAGCGGTAGCTTGTCCAGCACCCTGTACCTGTGCCGCATTTAACGGACTCGCCGTACCAATACCCACCCGATTGTTCGTCGAATCAACCTTCAGGACGTTAGTTTTCACCGTCAGATCGCCGCTGATGGTGGCGCTGGCGAGCGTGGCGGTGGGAGAACACGCCAGCAGGTTGTTCAGCGTGACCTTCTTGGTCGTGCCGGTCGCAGCCATTGACGTATCGGAAACGTCAACAATGACCAACGGATCGTTTGCCGGATCGGTTCCGGTTCCAGTGCTTGCAAGTGCTGTGATCTTTGAGTCTGGCATAATGTGAAAGCGTTAGTCGGTAATCAGTGAGAAAATCAGTTTGGAAGTCCCGTCTTCTTGTAAGACGAGAAACTCGTCCTCTTGCAGCATATTGCGAGCTGCGGGAGGATAAGGGTCAATCGCTGAATCTCCTTCAGCGGCTAGATCTAATGACAGGTCCAATGTCATTAAGCACGGGCGAGATATGCAACAGCTTTGCCGGAAGCGAGTTGAAAGCTAGTGATACGTCCACGGATAATAAATCCAGCGGGGAACGTGATACCAGTCCAAGTGCCAGAGAATCCAAGACCAGCAATGCTAGTCAGGGTTCCGCTCTCGGCAAACTGGATTGCAGTATAGCCAGCAGAATTGAGCGCGGTTGTGGTGATAGGGACTGCTCCCTGAAAACCCATCGAATCCTGCGTTGCAATATCGGTTTGAACTCCAGCCATTTTGTCTTTCGGTTAGAGGGGAGGTCACCGGAACTTTCCAGCAACCTCCCCAATTTTAACGGTTAACCTTTACGGACTTTCGGTGCTAAGGCTCCCTGTACCCACAGTACGAGCTTGCCTCCTTCTGGGACATTCGCAGTGTTGAAATTGTCGCGTTGGAGAGACGCATCAATATCGGGACCAGCAACGAGCTTAGATTTGCCGTTCTTGTCCACCGCAATGGTAGTAGCGAGACGCATATCCTTAAGGATTAAGCGGTGATCAGAACTTCAGCTTGCGTAGTGTCCGCAGCAGCAGCACCGAACATAATGTCGTAGGACGCCATATGAGCGCGGGAAGCGCGGCTGTACCAGACAGAGAGCAACACAGACAGACCGTTGCTCAACTCAACAGTGCGCTGCTCAACGAACTCACCAGCGATCATTCCAACCGGCAAACCGCTCGCAACCGCAATAGCGTCCTGACCGCAGACGAAACCAGCGGTGTTCGCAATAGCTCCAGTCCAGTCGTTCTGCTCCAGAATGTTAGCGAATCCGAAATAACCATTATTCAGCGGACCATAACGCGAATCAGGGAACGGATTGGTTCCAGCGGCAGCAGTCAACTGACCGGAGAACATCAAGCGAGCCATGTGACTACCATCCAACAGCAACAGCTTCTGTCGGTAGTTCTTAGCCAGAGCCAAGATCGCAGGGAGGTCGCTAGTGTCGAAGTTGGCAGCAGTACCAATGACAGTGCCAGCACCAAACAGAGCAGAGGTCATCTGAGCGGTGACCTTCTTGCTAATAGCAAGAGCGAAGATCTCAGCGGAACCCTGAGCGAGATCAGCCAACTGGAAACCCTGATTCAACTCCTGCTGAGTGACGGTAAAAGTCTTGGTGATCTGATTAACAGTCACCGAGGTAGCAGCCAGAGTGGACTCGTTGTTGGAGTTATTCTCGAAGTCGGTCAGGTTGTCCTGAGCGTCATCACCGCCGGTGAACTTTTTAACCTGCACAGTAGCGCGGGGACGCAAGTTATCCAGACCAACGTTGCGCGTGAAATTGGCAACCATAGCCAACTTAGTAGTCGCAACAGTGATAACCGAGTCAGCGAGATAATCGACAACCAGACCAGCAGCGAAAGTGTTCGCGTTCTGGGGAGCGATCAAGCGCGACTGACGCAGCAACTCGCTGTGGTTCTGAATCAAGAAACCCTTACGCTCCGCACCAGCGCGGAGGCTCTTATGCTTCTCCAGCAGCGGGTTGCCGAGGTTTTCAATCACGGGACGCACCGGCTCAGGAGCAGGAGCAGCGGCAGGAGACTTCATGGAAGCCTCAAGAGCAGAGAGCTTAGCCATGATGGACGCGAGATCAACGGAAGCGGCAGGAGCAGCCGCAGCCGTCACAGTAGTGCTATCGGACATATTTGTGTCGGGTTGTTGTGTTGGTTGCGGCATGGAGTCCATGCCATTTTCACTAACAGCGTTATTGCTATTAGCAGAAATCTTGTCGTCTGGAGAATCATCTTCCTCCAGTTCTTCACGCTCCAATTGAGCGTACAGAGCGCGGAACCAATCGCGTCCAGCAGCACCTCCCCAAAGGTTTGCAGCGACATCAGCGGGACTATTGGGTTCAGCCTCAAGAAAGCGTTCATTGCGACCCCACCAAGCGTTTGCTTTCTCAACCTTATCTTCGGTGGGTTGCTCTCCAGCAACGAGAGACTCAGCCTCAAGAACGGTCTGCTTCTCAAGACCTTCGCCAGCGAGACCTTCAGCGTATTGCTCAAGACCTCTGCGGAGGTTGTTCTTGACCGTCTCGGGAGCGGTCTTGGTGACAGCGCGGGGATGCCACTTAGCAGCCATTGCAAGCTGTTTGATGGGTTTGTCTACCAAGCCAAAAGCCAGAGCTTCAGCGGTGGTGAACCAAGTTTCCGATTTCATCGCAGCGCGGATAGACTCGGGAGAGCGTCCCGTTTTTTTAGCGTACACTCCAACCAGTACTTCAGCGTGTTGATCAAGAGCGTCAGCCATTTTCCGCATATCTTCCGAAGTACCAGAAGCCATTCCAGACGGATCGTGGATCATCATTAGAGCGGCATCAGCCATCTCTACACGATCACCAGCAAGAGCAATGATGGAAGCAATGGAAGCCGCAATGCCAACCACTCGGGTGGTCACCGGAGCTTTGCGACCGCGCAACTGGTTGTAGATGCTCAGACCATCCCAGACATTGCCACCGGGAGAGTTGATCTCTACCAAGAGCGGACCATTGCCAACTTCAGCAAGAACGTCAGAGAATTGCTTACCAGATAGACCGTTACCACCAAACCAATCTTCGCCAATCTGGTCAAAGATCTGAATGGTCGCAGTCTCACCAGCGGAAGCCGCAGGAGCGTAATAAAGCCAATCTGATTTCTTAGTGAAGCTCATTCTGTTTTCTTGGCTCGCGGCTTACGTTGCTTTTTGACTGAAGCGGTCACTTCGGTTTGTTCTACAACAAGCGGTTGCGATCCACCTTCTGACGGAGCAACTGGAGACGGAGATTCAGAAGAATCATCTTCAATGTCAATAGCCGGTGCAGCACTAGCCGCAGGACGTTCTTTCTGAATCACCGAAATCTCAGATACATCAACTCCGTATTTGTCAGCGAGTTGACGCACAAACAAAGCTTGCTGTGCTTTTGCTTCTAAAGCAGACCGCCAATCAAGACCACGCGCACCGTAAACCTCATCGTAAGTCAGAATGCCAGCCTCCAATTCAGCCAACTGAGCAGCGGAATTGCGACCGACATCAACGTTCGGAGAGCGGGGAGCGGTGATCGCTACTTCATACCAGTCAGACGGAGCATCATTGAGAGCGGGATCGCTCTTGATAGCATACTCCATGACATATTCATAAATACGCCGAGCCGCCGAAGACATTACTTGATGCCGAGACTTAAACCACACAGCAGACATATCTAGCGCACCGCGATAGACAGTTCCCTGCATGGACTCTGGATAAACGAGAACGTAAGGAATACCAACACCAGCGCATACCTTTTCGGTCAGTTGACGCCAGTACTCCCGCATATTTACACCGGGACGTTCCGTTGCGAACTGTTCAAATGAATCACCGTTCTTGAGGACTTTAACAGACGATCCAAAGACTTGCTCGTAATAGTTCTCCGCAGTGTTCTGAGTGGTTTGCGAGATTCCACCAGACCGGAGACTAGAGGCTTGAACCTCACCGGAGACGGTTTTGACAATCTGAGCGACGGAAGCACCGAGCTTGCAAGCTTCCATCTCCAGCTTCTGCAAGTCGTCGAGATCGTGAAGATCATTGATAACCGCGCTAACAAACGGAAGACCTCTAAGCTGACCGGGACGATTCGGCTCGTAAATGTGAACCACCGAGTCAGAACCAATTGAGCGAACGTCAGTAAGATTACCCTGCGTCTTCTCGGATCCGATAAAATACGAGATTGCGCGTCCAGTCTTAGGATCAAACCGGATGCCATCAAACACAGTTAAATCGGACTCCATACCAACAGGAGTCGCAATCGACTGAGCTTCGATAAGCTGCAATCTCGGCTTTCCGCTCTCACCTTTGGTCAAAAGGATAAAGCTCTCACCATCAAAGAACCAACCGCGAGCCGCTTGGCTCATCAGCGTTGCGAAAGACTGACGCGAACCAATATCGGGATAACGGCTCCAAACATCGAACCACTTCTTGGCTTTGAGGTTCCAAGCTGGATCGCTTGAAGCAGGTTGAACCGAGAAGCTGGAGCCAACGGTGTAAGACTCAAACAGATCTCCAAGCCTATTCAGAACAGCGTTGTTCTGTTCAAAGAAACGGGACTTTCTGACAATCGCTTGACGGGTCGAACTCGTTACATCAAATCGAGCCGAAGTATAGGACGTATCAAGATACGAACGACGCAAAGACTGACCGGCTCCTTCGTATTTGTTAACGGGAGCGGGAAACAGCTTATTAGCAATGGTTTGAAGGATTCCCATTAGCTCATCCGAGTTGTGGCTTCACGACGGAACTGTGTGAAATCACCGTAATAACGAGTAACCGCCACCAGAATGGTTCCAAGCATCTTGTTATAGATTTGGAGGTCTGACGGATTAGTGATTCCGTCTCCAGCCAACAGGGTCACAGCAAGATCGTAGTCTGACAGCAGTGACTCCCACATTTCCAACATTTCACCAGCGGAAGCGGAACCTTTACCGGGTTCAGCGAACTCAACGGAAACGTCAGAACTAGAAGTTGAGCGGACAACTTGACCAGACTCTATAGCGTTTGCGGCAACCGTTAGCTTTGCCGTCAAAGCTTCCAACAAGCTCAAAGCAGCTTTGCTTGCGTAGGTTGTACGCAAATAACTCCGCTTAGTTGCTACGGTGTAGGTCAACACTTGCGCGGACTATCCACAGAGCAACTTTGAAGTCAACCACCAGAATTTTCCGAAGTGCTAGACGCTAGATCATTCCAAAGCATCACCATCGCCAATTGCATCAACTCGCAGTCGTGCAAATGATCGGGCCAGCGAGTGTTTCGCTTGAACCACAAGTGTTTGATTCGTCCCGCTCTGTTAGCCGTTGGCTTGAGAACGTGAGAATCCAAGTGCTTCCAGTATGTATCAGAATCAGCCGCAAATGCCCCATCAGCCTCAAGTGGTGCAGGGAGACTGCAAACAGTCCATTGATGATTCTCGGACCCTTTACGGAGCCGCTGAAGCACTTCCCGCATATGCTCAGTATCGAAGACCAGAAGAGGCTGGACCGCATCAGTCCGCATTGACGTTGATGTCGTAATGCCGAAGGGATGGATTGCGCCAGTCTTACTGGTGAATCGCGCTCCGGTTTCTCGTCCTTTCATTGGCATCCAACCAATAAGCATTGGCTTTCTCAGCCCTCCTTCTGGTGGATACCGGAGACCGCAGGGATATGTGATGGGATTGCTGCTTATTAAAGAGAAACCACCACAAGCGTCATATACGGCTTGTGTATTAAAGCCAGAATCAACACCAACGTCCATATCATGCACGTTGTATTGAAGTTGGACCCGTCGAAGCGCTGCGAAATCGTCAGCGTGACCAGCAGCAACAAGACGCGAATTGCCTTTGCTCCACTCACGACAGACCCACCAGATGAACGGAGCAGCGGCTTGAACGTCTGCGGTTAGGTAGCGTCTGGCTTCGGGGAGTCCAGCATCAGACACGATTTCAACTCGCTCTTGTTGAGATTCTTGGTTTTCCCACGGTTCCGCGAGCATACCGTTTATGAATCCTTGAAGTCCCATCATCGAAGCTTTGGCTTCCAAGAATGAGACAGCAAGATGACCCCAAGTGCATTTGCGGTCTGGGGAGTAGAGGGATGATAAGTGGTAAGATCGGACACTCGGCAAGCTCGCTTGATTCTCGGCAATCCATTTCCCGTGTCTCAACGCTGCCACCTTATGGGAATCCGAAATCTTACCCTGACACAGTTGGCAAACGTAGTGCGCTGACGACCGGATACGCTGCCAATCGGGCTTTCCATCTTCGGTCTTAGCGTTGTCCCAAGTGACCTGCTTCCATTCCAATTTGATGTACTCGGAGCAATGAGGACACGGGATGTAATACCGTCGCTGGTCTCCTCTAAGATAACGCTGCCAGATTCTACCCTCTGAGGTTGTCGGAGTGCTGGTGAAGAAGGCTTTGGAACTGCTGAACGCTTTAAGCCGTTGTTCTGCGAGGTCCAGCGCATCAGCTTCTTTTGCTGTCGCTTCGGCGAACTTGTCCACCTCATCAGCAACCAAGATTCGCACCGGACGGGACGCTAGATTTGCCGGTGAATTGGAACCGACAAAGGTCAAAGTGCAGCGATCAAATTGCTGCTCCAGATTGGTCATCTGATCCGCATCCGAAGGGAATCGCGCAACCAATGCGGGACAGTCTTCCAGCAATGGCATCCAGCGGGATTTGCTGAACGAGCGAGCCAAATTCTCTGATGGCATCAACCACAGCGCGGGACTCGGTTCTGTGTCGATAGCCCAAGCGAGACCAGCCATTAGCGTCGTCGTCTTGGAGGTCTGAGATCCCCAACACAACGTGACCTCAGAGACTGACGGATCTTTCCAGCACTCAAGCGGTTCTCTACAATATGGTCTGACAGCCGTGGAGAATGGACCGGGATGTTCCGTTTGCCGCTGAGTCAGCGTGAGGTTTGACTCGCTCCACTCGACAACCGTTTGCCGTGGAGACGGACGGTAGATCTGTCTTCTGAACTCTAGGATTTCGCGTTGTAAATCAAGCATCAGAACAACTCCGTATTTGATTCTTCGATCCGGTGCTTTCGAGCTTCACTCATATTCAAGAACGCCATGCGTTCGTTCACTCCATCCATCAACTTGTCCCGCAACTGCACGTTGCAACCCCACGTTGCGTTCTCATTGAAGATTTCAACCATCAGCACCAGACCGTCTGGCTCCAAGTGCAGCACTCCCCAAAACGGAAGCTTCGTATGCTTCGTAATCTCAAGCGCGGCATGAAGCTTACTCCATGAAATCATCCATTGATTCCCGTAGGTTGACTCCAGTTTTGCGAGTCCGTAAGTCCGAGATTTTACCTCATAACTTCCGGTAATTACGCCAGAGTTCTGGTTCCAGATGAACCCATCAATGCGTGACGGCTTATCGTCTGCGATTGGCAAAAACCGGAGAACCGTGTCACGCTCAATGGCTCGCAGCGCGATCTTGTTCTGACGGAGAGCCTCCAACCCTCGCGGCTTCTGGCAGTTCAAGATTTCCACGGGTCAGTTTGATGTAAGGTTTTCAAGCAAACGTCTTGGACCCAACGCTCTAGCTCGCGTTCGGCGTGTTCTGGGTCATGGGGTGCAATGCGTCCAGCAAGCTGCTTAGGCATCGACTTCAGCAACTGAGCAACCGCTCCATCATGGTCCAGCATCGCTTTCTTGACCCAATCGCCAGACACTAGTTTGCGCTCACGTTCAGCAAGATCCAGAACGTCTTGCTTTGAGTTAATGAGGTTTTTGGCTGCGGTTGAATGAACCGAGACCATGCGTCCAGCATCCAGAGATCGCGCTCTGAGAGACTCGACAGCTAGACCATAGGCAGCACGTTCAATCTCCTTCTGCCGCTCATACGCTCCCTGCGGAGTGTCATTCGCTACTTGTGAGCGGTCTACCTTCTCTTCGGCTTCCGGTGGTCGATAGGGTCCGTCTATTGGCTCTGACCGAATGTGGCTCGCTTCAATAGCAGCCTTTCTCCTTTGCGCTCCAGACCCACGCCAAGCGTCAGCGGCTTCGGCTGAGTCCAACGGCATTCCTTTTGAGACCAACTGAGAGACTCGGCCTTTGGTTAGACCAGAGTGTTTGACGTATTCGCTTTGGGTCATAGCAATTTCGGATTCTCTAGAGACCTTTTGATTGATTCTCTCATGTGAGAATACTTTGCCAGTCCGGTTCCATCGCATGAGTCCGCACCTAACTCATTGAAATACTCATATCTACCGGGAGTGTTGATGCGTCCAATATGACACCATTTACCCATGATCTTTGATGCTTTTACGATTGCAGCAGCAAAGCGGGACATCTTCCACTCGGTTGATCCACCGATGAAAACTGCGTCAATTTGATCCCAAGGAATCGTGAGATGTTCCTGACCGTCTTGACAGACAAGAGCAATAGGCCAGCCAACCAGTTTTGGTTTCCAATACTGGAAGCATTCTAAAGTTCTTATTGCTGATCCAACAACGTCTGGCGCGGCAACAAAGCGGCAAAGATGTTTTCTTGGCTCATGCTTTTTGAGTGTCCGCATAAAAGAGTCAGCGTTGAATTTGCTGAAAGCTCCGTAAAGGTTAACCGTTAAAATTGGGGAGGCTGCTGGAAATTTCCGGTGGCCTCCCCTCTAACCGAAAGACAAAATGGCTGGAGTTCAAACCGATATTGCAACGCAG